CTGCTTGGTCCGAAGACTCCGATAGCTTGTACTATTTTTCGGCGTGAGGCTATGAAATGGCGGCTTGAGCGATTGTGGTGAGCTCGTGATGTTATTACCTTGAACCGTGTAGTCCTCGAGATGTTTGAAGCTATTGAAGTTAGAGAGATAATCCCACGTCCATTCCTTATATTGTTTCAGAACCAAATCCTGTGTGTACATCGTTGCCGCAAGGTAACCACTGTCCTGCGACTTTATGATATCAATGTAGGTTGGGAAACGTTGGTTAAACACGATCTGATACTGGCGATCGATGTTAGGCCGTCGGTATGTGTATCCAGGCGTTTCATCGCGGTAGTTGGCCTGGCTATAAAAGTATTGTTCAAAAATAATACCACTATTTCGTTGCTGCTCAATAAGATCTTCTATACTTGAGAAATAAAATGCCTTATTGCTCTCAAAGAACAAGAAGTTGGGTGCCTTGTTTTGCTTACCCAAACTCCGCGCCGCAAGCCAATTGATTGTTTTTAGCGGAGACCAGTATGGCGCGACCATATGAACACTACTGGCGTGTGGACCGCCACTTACTACAAGATTTGATGTGTCGGTCGTAAAATTGCCGTTCTTGTACCACCGTGGAGACTGGAGATAGTCAAAGAAGAGCTTTGAGACTAACGTATCGGTCGAACCATTAAACGCTTTACTTAGTAGGGACACATTGTCTTGCATCCCTTCAATACTGATAAAGTGAAGTGTGTAAAACTGTTGTCGGTCGTTATCGAATTGTCGGTCTGAAATCCCGTAAATGACAAATGTCTTTCGAATCACATTCTGCGGTGACGTATCGAACCCAGGTGTTCGATATTGGAGGCTTAAGAATTCTCCTCCAACAAGCGGCGCCTTCGAAATCAACCCCTGGGCATCCGCTACAATGATCGTGCCCGTCATGACGTTGGAGAATACATCTTCATAGAGTGTAAGTTGAACATTGAAGTTCTTAATGTCCAACTCTTGCCCATTCACAGTTGTGATAAACAGTTCGTCACAAAAACAGTCACCTGCCGATTGTGTAACATCTGGCGCACCCGCAACATTACCTTGCGCAAATTCAGTCGTGACCGGCATACTATGTAGTAACTAGATGTTGAAACTCCGTAACAAACTCATTCAGGAATTGTGGATCAAGGACCTTGATATTTCGTTTTGCTTCGTTCAATTCTTGCTCGTATTGGAAATGGGTGACTGATTCGATGACGTTTTGGTCAAGCAGTGCTTTGTATCCAGAAATTTCAAATTTGCCATTTACTGTCCGATAGTGGTTAATCTCAGTGAGCGAGCCATATCGTATCATCGTATGAGTTGGGACATCTTTGTCCGCAAGCGGCCATTCGGTCCGAGGGTCGACAATGTTATTGACGAGAAGGACGACCCAGTGATAGTCTTGATTTTGATAATAGCGATACGCAACATCCTCGGGCCGCTCTCCATCCAAGATATAGGTAGAAAGCAATAAGACAGAGGATGAAATATAGTTCTTCCCTGCTGCGACTCTCACAAAGAAGTCCTCCACGACTTTCTGTGTGCCGTCGAGACGTGCTAAGAAGGTAGGGAACAGTGAAAAGTATGCCATTAGAACCCGTAAGTCTTTCCGGTGTAATTGAAATTATCATCCACGCGCTCGCCTGTGAGCATCTCGAGTTCGAGAAACGTTAATCGTAAGCTAATCATCGTTGGTGAACCACCACGGAAGGTGGTGAAATCTCTATCGTCGCCGAACCTAACACTCATATCAGTCAATACGCAACTGCTAATTTTATTCAGGTACGGATTTTCTCCGTTCTGGAAATAGTAGACAATGCTAAACTCGGATGGATAAACCAAGAATAACTTGCTCTTGTCCATTTCTGGGTGCATATTCCGCTTAAAAATACGGAGGATGTTAAAGACACTTTGTGACTCTTGCACACTCTTGGGAAGGAAGGTGTAGTCAAAGGAGAAGGTTCGCATTCCCATTGACTTAAAGAGTTGTTCTTTATATGGATTCTGAACCTTCTTAGATGTTGCCTCTGCTACGTCTTTGACATTAGGTCCACCCGCAACTTTTGGAATCCCACTTGCCGCTGCACGACCGAGCAATTCAAGTCCTCCACTAGCGGCGTTCCAAATAGGCGCATCACTAATTCGTCCACTCCCTACTGCGCCAACATAGCCCATATCACTTTCTGACCAATTAGCCTTATATGCGACAGAAGGAGGGTTGTTAATGTAAAGGGCAATAACATCCTTTACCTTCACAAGCGAACGCTTAGAGAAATGTCCATACACACCTCCCAACGTCCCACCAGCAATACCACCAGCAATCGCACCAATTCCTCCACCAATAACTTTTGTTGCGGCCTTGACGCTAAGTGGCGTTTTACCAATTAATTGATCAGAAAGTGTTTTGGCCCCAGCCTTTGCCGCTGCTGTAGATAATGCTACACCCGTCGCCACCCCAAGGGCTGCACCGGCATGGTCTGCATTGATTCGATTTTGTGCGGTGGTATCATAGTTCGCGTTATCGCCCGTTACCGCATGGCTACTATTAGCGATTGCTGAATCTTCACGTGCGTTCACGTAGAACATTACATAGTTCTGATACTGAACATCCGAGGCAAGTTCTTGCGGGTAGCGATAGATGGTAAGCGCATTTTCGGCCCCCGCATTCTGATGGGCACCCGCATTTGTAGCCGCGTTGTCCACCCCGACCGGAACACGCTGTCCCACTGGTGGGGTTGCGGGTGCAGAAGGGACTTGAACTACGGGTGTTTCAGTGTCGTACAGTGTTGTGCCCATTCACGGCCTCGGATAAATAGATGCGAACCCTGGTCGAGAGTATTTATGAGCGGAAACAAGACGTACACTGGAAAATATCGCCCCCTGAATAAATCAAAATATAGGGGCAATATTGACAATATTGAGTATCGAAGTGGCTGGGAGCACCGTTTTATGAAGTGGTGTGACAAGAATCCCAGCGTACTTGAGTGGGGAAGCGAAGAGGTCGTCATCCCCTACGTAAGCCCAACGGACGGGAAGGTACATCGCTACTTTGTTGACTTCTTTATTAAGGTTCGAGACAAGTTTGGAGGAACAAAGAAATACCTCATCGAAATCAAACCTGCCAAATTCACCGTCCCTCCGAAAGAACCGAAACGAAAGACTAAACGGTTTGTCGAAGAATGGATCACCTACCAAGTCAATCAAGCAAAATGGAAGGCTGCAGAAGCCGCATCGAAGAAAGGGGGATTTGAATTCATCGTACTTACCGAACAAGATCTTGGATTAGAGACTAGGAAGCCGACGTAATCTACCATAAATATAACGTGTTCCTATACTCTTCCGCACCATGCGACACCGCCATTTATGATGTGGGAAAACTTTTGTCAAGGGGTCAGACTACATGCAGCATCCATTCCAGAAACTACGAGCGAGTAAGGCAGATGTTGTTCGGTCGTATGACTGGTATGTGCGGCAAATCAAGAATCTGGCCTTGTCACGACTTAGTCCAAATTCTATCCTTAAAAGTGACATTGGGAAACCAGTCACAAAGCTAGACATTGGGAGCATGTACCTCTATCTCTATGATCCCAAGCTCAAGAAGCAGTTGCCTGTCTATGATAGATTTCCACTCGTCTTTCCATTTCAAGCAACTCCCGATGGGTTTATAGGTATTAATCTCCACTACCTGCCGTATCGGATGCGTGCGAAGATGTTGAACGAATTATATAAATTAGCGACAAGTACAACGATCACTGATACCACACGGCTCCGCATGTCGTGGACTATCTTGAACAATGCTTCACGCTACCCGGGTGTGAAGAGTTGTGTGAAGCGGTATCTCAATACGCACGTCCGGTCGCGATTCATGTTGATTAATCCTCTCGACTGGAAAACAGTGATCTTCCTCCCTGTCGAAGACTTTGCGAAGATGACAAAAGAACAGGTCTTCAGACAGACCAGGAGAGAGGCATAAATGCCCCAGCAATCGTTGTTTACGCTTCGAGACTTTCTTGCAAGTTCGACGAAATACAATTTCGCACGCTCTAATCGTTTTGAGATTCAGATTCATTCGCCAGAGGCAATCACGAATAAGTGGCGCGATTCTATTCGACGTATCAATGTGATGATCGAAGACACGGCACTCCCGGGCAGGACACTCAACACTGCCCAACTTCGGATTAATGGCTTGTTCGAACAGCGAGCGCGGAGTATTGATTTCTTTGGTGAAGCTATCAACTTTACCTTTTACATTGACGATACGTGGGATGTGAAAGAATTCTTCCAAGACTGGCAAAAACTCATCATTGATCCTGAGAGTCGAGAAGTCGGCTACTATAATCAGTATATCGGTAGTGTCGATATGAACGTCTTGAGTCTTGATGACACTATTGCTCACAGCGTACAGCTACAAGAAGCGTTTCCTAGATCCTTCCAGCTTATCCAAACCACACAAGGTAGTAATGCAGTTCAACGATTCGTTGTGGCCTTTGCATTCAAGAAGTGGGTGGAGATTCCTGTTGATGGCACAAGGAACCCGTCCCCAAGCGCGGTACAGGAGCAAAACCAAACATTGACCCAACAGATTAATACAAAAATTCAATCAGCTGTGAACGCATTGCCCAATATTGTGCGAACGGTAGAATCAAGTACGTTAACCCTGCCTGAACCTTTGAATACCATTGGTCGGATTCTCGGTCAATAACCTGTGAGTGAGCGTGTACTATGGCAATTCCAAAACAAAATCTTCCAACATATGATGTCACACTTCCCTCAAACGGAACGGTTATCCAGTATCGTCCCTTTGTAATGAAGGAAGAAAAGCTGCTCATGATGGCACTTGAAGATGGTACATCACCCGCTATCATCCGAGCAGTACATGAGATCGTCGGCTTATGTACGGATGGAAAGGTAGATTCTGCATCCAGTCCAATGTTTGATATTCAATATGTGTTCCTCCAAATTCGGGCAAAGAGCGTGTCCGAGATATCTGACTTTGTTGTTCACTGTGGGTCGTGCGGTGAAAAGAGTCCGACATCTATCGACATTACAAAAATTAATGTTCAACGTGTCGAGGGACATGAACGAAAGATTAAGTTAGGTGACGGGCTCGGTGTGATTATGCGGTATCCGGTTATTCGCCATCTTGAAGTGTTGACGAAAAGCGGAACAAATCCGAAGGAGATTTACGAAGTCATTGCTGACTGTATTGAAACTATCTATACTGACGTAGAGGTGACAGATGCAACTAAAGAGACCAGACAAGATCTCCTTACGTTTATTGATAATCTCACCCTAGGACAGTTTAATAAACTCCAGGCGTTCTTCGCAACAATGCCTGTTCTCCGCCACGAACACATGTTCCGGTGCAAGAAGTGCGATAAGGACAACATTCTGTCACTAGAAGGAATCGAAAGTTTTTTCGTATAGCGATGATCCATGCCGATCTGTCTGACTTTTATGAAACAAATTTTCTTTTGATGAAAGAACATAATTTTCGACTAGACGAAATAGATCAAATGCTGCCGTGGGAACGATATGTGTATATCAGCCTCCTTAAGCAACACATCGAACGAAAGGCTCAAATAAATGCTGGAATCAATTAATACCTCAAGCGATCCAAAGGTCGCTGATTCACCAGACGCGGCACTCCAAATGGAGGATACGCTTAAGGCGCGGCTGGGTATTACGTCAACTGACGTCGGATCCTCACAGTCATTGCGCGTTGTCCAGGCAGTCGCCAACTCAATGAAAGAGGCAACCGAAGCGATTCAAGCAAATTCTGAATTGCTATCGGATGTTGTCACGAAGGATCAACGGACACTGTTCTCAAGTTTCTTGACTCAGCTTCGGGAAGATACGGCTGATGGCGAGGATGTATTCTTAAAGAACATGGATAAGACGTTGGACAAACTTGCCGCGCTCCAGGTCAGTTTTACCACTGCTCTGTCACAAAAACCTGGTGATGAGAATCTGAAGAAGCTCCTCGATACCATTGTTCAGATCAAGAATATGATGCCAACGCCCGAGAAGAAGGAAACGGGATTGTGGGCCATGACGAAAGCGCAACTCTTTACAATGCCGAAGAAGGAGCATTTTCGGAAAGACTCATTTGTCCAACAGCTCTTTGCTACGCCAAGTGCAGATCAGATCTACGATAAGAAACTTGCACATGCAGCGAAGATGGAGAAGATCAATAGCACATTAGCGACAGTTGAAGCGCCACTAGGTCTTGAGTTCGATTCAACAAAAGGCAAGCACATTACACCAAAAGTAGATACAGTAAAGAAGCCCGCAGGAAAGAATTTTCGTGACACCCCGCTCGCTGCCCCAAAGACTAGAAAGCAGATTACTGGTGCAACACTGCCAGCGAATACTGTTGAAGCAGACAAGTTTGTACCGAATAAGAAGATTCTAGAGGAAAGTCTCCAAGCGCTCGTCGGTCTCGGCTACGGTAAGCAGGCATCTCGCGACGACGTCATTGAGGCAATGAAGGCTGGTGCGGCAAGCTCGACCGAGGTGCTCCAGGCCATTTTCGCGAAGAAGAATAAGGAGATTCATGGTGACGCGGACACACCACCACCTCCAGTTCAGCCGAGCGGCACAGAACCAGCCGTTCCCGATACTCCACCCGCAGTAGAACCGACGGTCACGGACAAGGCTGACACAAGTCCCGCCGTTGCCACGATTGAACCGGAAGCACGCACAAAATACAATGAAATCTGGGATGATGAGGATAGTCCTTACCGAAGCGAAGATACCGCGACCGAGGTCCAGGCAGGTCCATCGGAAGAGGATGTAGACCCATATCGCGAGGAGCCTCCACTACCTGAGAGAAGCGTTCGACGGCGCGAACCAACATATAAGAAGGGCGGCCTCGCTGGGCCGGCAACATTCAAAATGCCAGCACGTCCCGGGCCAAGTTCACAGTGGCGGGGACGCGGATCACTAGGAACAAATTTGCCGTGGGGTGATGTTCCAAAAATCCCTGAGAATGTGTTGCCTCCCGAAGAAGCAACACGTCCAGTCAGTGCCTATATGTCCCCGGAACCTTCGCTCCCCGAAGAGACACGAGCCGATCGTGTGTCGACTGAACCAACATTGCCAGAATCAGGTATTGCCGAGGATACAAACACTGGCACCGAAATCACTAAGGCGCTTGATCAAGTAAATGATACACTTGATGATATTTCCGATGAAGTGTCACAATTCCTTGACAAATATTCTGGCGGCATAGCGGACACACTCGGACACGTGGCTGGCGATGTCGTGGGCGGAGCCGCGGGTGGGGCCGTTGCGGCAGGTGGGGTGGAAGCGGCAGGCGTAGCAACAGCCGCTACTGGAGTAGAAGCGGCAGCAGGGGCAACAGCAGCTGGTGGGGCCGCAGCGGCGGGAGGTATTCTTGCTCCTGTGGCAGTTGGAGCAACAGGCTTGGCGATCGGTCTTGCGATCGGCGACGGCATTAACAAAATGTTGGGGCAAAAGACGCTTACGTCTACGATCAAAGACAGTATGGCGCCTGAGCAGAATGCTAATACGATTGCACAATCTCACGGCTTTAAGGATTTCCAGGATTGGCATAAAGCAAATGCTGGAAAAGCCATGGCAAAAGAACTCACACAGGTCTCACAACAGACTACGGCTACACCTGCCGTCCAGCCTGTTATTATTCAACAACCGCAGGCCCAACCACAACAAACCCCCGTAGTGCCTGTTACGACACCCGGGGGCGTTCGACCTGTTGATAATACATTTCTGCGGTACCAAGAGAAGCGATGGACTCGCACAATCTAGGTCATTGTAACAGGATGCCCTAGGAATCTTTCTCCCGATCGACACCGTCCATTCACGTGATCGGCGAGGAGTGTATCACACCGAAGGCAGGTTTCAAAATCAGTAATTTGCTTAGGCATCGTACTGTCGAGAAGATTTATTATTGCAATCCCACCGAACCATACATTGAGTAACATAATACCAATGTCATGGTAGTTGTACGCAGCAGTAAATAACAAGAGTGATCCGAATGCGTATAACGCATTCACTTGAACGGATTTTGGCCCAAACTGCTTCTTCTGTGTGAGCCAGTACGCTGCTGAACAACAAACAAATCCAATAAGCGAAATCATATAGATGTACTAGGTATGTTGCTTAACGTCAACATCGTTCGTGTGTTGACGTTAAGCAACATATCACTTAGTCCTCTTCCGCAAGTGACGCAAAATGGGCAAGGACATCATCATCGTCCTCTTCGTCCTTTGCTGGCTTCTTTGCAGGCGCGGCCTTGCCTGCTTTCTTCGCTGGTTTAACAACTTCTTCTTCCTCGTCCTCTTCTTCAACCTTGGCCGACTTCCCGGTCTTGGTTCCAGTTTTAGACTTTGGAGCAGGGACGTCAACGTCGTCGTCCTCTTCAGCCACGACGGGCTTTCTGGTTGTTCTTGGTGGGAGGACTTCTTCCTCATCGTCATCTGCACCGCTACCTCCACTGCTACTACGGGAAGAAGTGCCAACACTACCGCCCTTCAAGACACTGTCGAGCTTCGACTTCAACTCTTCAAAGCTCTTAAAGTTTGAAGGGTCAGTGAACGGCAAGAGTGGGTGTTCCTGCTCCCACAACGCTTGAATCTGTGCTTCACTGGTAGACACAGGACTCGTTTCCTTAAACTCAGACTTGTCGTAATTCCGATAACCATCCACCTTTCGGAACACAAGCTTAAAGTTCGCCCCGTCCCAGAAATCAAACGGGTTCATTTCTTCTACCTTCTCCAATCCATCCTCTGGAGGATTCATTACGTCCTTAATCTTATCAAAGATCTTCGATCCGTACTTATAGAGGAATACCTTGCCGTCACACTCAGGGCGTGCCGGATCCTTGATGACAAGAATGTTGGAGATGTAATTGAGTTTCCGCTTCTGCTTCCTGGCAATTTCCTTCCCCGCCTCGGTGCCGTTGTTCCACAGCTCAGAGTTCAATACGGAGACAGGATCTTCCTGTCCCAACGTGGTGAGGGAGTTTTCGATATACCATTTGCCTGTTGGACCCTGGAAACTGTGGCTCCAGGTGCGGACCCAGGGGAGATCTTCACCCTGTGGGGCTGGGAGGAACCGAATGATTGCCGAGCCTGAGCCTGCCTTGTCGGCAGTCGGCTGCCAGAAGCGATCATCTTTCTCCCACTTCACATCGAGCTTCTCGACCTGCTTTTGGAGGCTGGCGACGGCGCTTGACCGTGCCTTCTTTAATTCTGCTAGTGTTTTTGCCATGTGCGTTGTATCCTGTTATAGAGTATATTGTGTATGGTCCTACTCCTCGTCGATGTCGTCCACGGTGTCAAACTCATCGTCGAAGTCTTCCTCGTCCAATAAGTCATAGACGAGATTCTTGTGCTTTTGGAACCGATCCTTGTTGTGTTCGGTGCGATGAATCTTAGGTCCCTCGTCATCACGCCGTTGATGCTGCGCCACGTCCTGTCTCCGCTGAGAAAAATTGTTGAACAAGTTTGTTCGTCAGTACCTCATATTTATACCTGTCCACTCGGACGAACGGAGAATACTTGTGGACGAGCATACAGACGTCGGGCCAAATAACGTCGTTGCCTAAGTATGTATCCAATTGGTCTAGATATGGCAAGCATTTTGCCAGGATCACTAACGTTTCTATTGAAATACTACCACCCAAGTACAGCTTGAGTAGTGGTGGGTGTCCGCGTGAAGCGTCGAGGACACTTGCCAGATGTACACCATCGCCCGCCTCAAATAACGTCGTTAGGTCTTGTTGGTACATGTACCCGAGGCGCTCCATCTTACCGCACCACTGTTTATAGATGGTTTCGGATCCAACCGTGAACATGCCACCGTTCTTGTCTCCACCTACAAAATTGGCGACAAAGAAGTTTGTGATTTCCGAAATCGTATACTTTCGGGCAAGTCGATTAATGCCCATCAGATCACGGCGTGCGGCAAATGATTGTTCTGTTGCTCGCACCCGCCCTTTCATCTTAATGATATTGTAGTTGGGGCGGGTAAAATGGAGCTTCATGGCAAGGTACAACTTATACACCTGAAAAGGTGTCATGCACCCGCAACCTTTTGACATTCAGACAAACGCCGCCCGTGTTCTTCATAGCCGCGCATCAAGGCGTTCGCAAACCATCCAATCATTGTGCCTTCATCAGTTGTGAAAAGGGGATCGCGTCGAGCACGCTCAACAAAGGCGGTTGCCCAATCCCGTGCATCAAATGACTCTGTAAACTTTGTGTCAAAATCTTCGCCCGACTTAACAACGTCTACTGCAATAATTTCAACGTTTTGAACATAAGTATCGTTTACATTTCCAAACACGCGAAGTGAAGAATGAAGTCGTTCCTTCGGAATGAGTGCCAACGTTCTTCCCTCCGTTGTGTCGAGTGTTTCGATCTCACTTTCTAGTGATCCGTCCTCTAACAACCGAAGTCGTGTTACTTGATGCGTTATAGACGAGAGATCAACACTAGGGTGTACCTGATTTGTCCAATACTCACCAAACGCTCTTCGTACAGCGATCCTTTCTTGATACTGATCGATTGCACTCTGAAG